CACTTCAATCGTATCGGAGCCTTTGGACGCAGCCAGGTAGAAGGTGGTCTGGCTGTTATCATCAAGACGAGGCTCTGCAATAACGGTCGCAAAATCTTTCACCGGGTTAATAATACCGGCGTTAATGTCAGCCCCCTTGACACTTGAGGAGCGAATGACCTGGTTAGCAACAGACTCCATCGCCGTCGGTACCAGTACGAACGCAGGACGAATATTCAGATGACGCTCCCCCTCTTTCTGAACGCGCATCAACTGGCGGGCTTTATCCAGCGATGCCACGTCCATTGCAGCGCTCTCCAGTACGTTTGCATGTTTCGCTTTATCGAACAGACTTACATTATCTGTGGAGATTTTCGGGTTAGACGTCAGAATGGCATAAACCAGATCGGCAATAGTGGATTTCGCCGCACGGCCCAGTTTCATCGGGACATCGGTCAGCATATTCAGATCATCATTGATAATGGCCTGACGGGTGATACTGAACAGCTCGCCATAGGTCGCCAGTGCAATAGTGGCCTGTTTATCTCCGGTGGTGACGTATTTATATTCCGCCCCTTCACGCACCTGACGCAGAGCACTGAAGCCCCCCATACCCACACGATGGGCAATTTTAAAATCAGACAACTGACCTTTCCGCGTCCACTGTTCATAGGTTTCAGGGGCATCTTCCCAGCCCTGCAGAATGGCTTTGTTCGCAACATCCAGCAGAATATTACCGAAGTCAGACGTACTGTGTGTGAACGCCGCACCGACCATCTGCATCGGGTTATAACTGGAAACCCCAATACCCCGTTCAGTCAGTGACATACGGGCATATTCACGCAGGGTCATCCCGTTGTAGACATTATCACGTTCGGTTTTTTCAAATCCGGCACGCGCCATCAGCGCCTGGCGGATCCCGTCCCCCACAAAATTACCGTTACCGGCATAAATATGAGCCGGGGTATTTTTATTGGATGGCGTGGACTCGCGCCCCATCTCGTTCAACAACTTTTCGCGGGCCTGCTCCAGCGAACATTCAGGATCGGCAAGACACTGAGCCTGCAGCGTCTGATAACGCCCGCCAAACATGGCAAACAGATCATTAATACCGTTTACACGCGCTTTTTGCTCTGCCAGTACCTGCGCACGGATACTGTTTTCATCCACCACGGGTGCTGCTGCCTGCACTGGCGTCCGGGAGGCTGCAGGTTCATCATCCTGTACGCGTGGAGCACTGTTGCGTGGCGGAGTAATCATGTTTCGAATGGATTCCGGCATCTTTTTAAATTCCTCTGTACGTTTTGACTGAATACATGCCATTGCCTTAACGGCTGGCGTTACCTGATCAGCAAATCCCTGTGCCAGACATTCGGCACCGGACATCCAGGTCTCATCCGCCAGCATGGCAGCAATTTCATCGGTGGTTTTCCCGGTTTTCTGTGCATAAGCGGGTAACAGAACCGCCTCAACCTTATCGAGCAGGTCGGCATAGGTGCGCATGTCCTCCGCATCACCGCCCGTAAAGCCAAATGGTTTATGAATCATCATGAAGGTGTTTTCCGGCATAATGACCGGGTTTCCCACCATCGCAATGACCGACGCCATTGACGCCGCCACACCGTCGACATAAACGGTAATGGACGCACCATGTGTTTTCAGCGCATTAAAAATGGCGATGCCTTCAAAGACATCGCCACCCGGTGAATTAATATGGAGATTAATGTGGGTGATATCGCCCAGTGCATTCAGATCACTGATAAACTGCTTCGCTGTAACACCCCAGAAACCAATCTCGTCATAAATATAAATATCCGCGTCACTCTGGTGACCAGCCTGCATCCTGAACCAGGAATTATTCTTCGGACTGGTCGTCGGTGTGCTGTGGCTCCTGTCGTTTCGTTGCGGCACTGCTGCCTCCTTTATCACTGGCCGGATCGGTATCAAATACCAGATCCAGCTTGCGGTTTTCATCAATTTCGGCCTTGCGCCGACGTTTGACATCATCCGGATTACGACCACCTGCACGTACCCAGTCTGATTCTGTCGCCGCTCCACCACGAATCTGGATTTTCCAGGCCTCAGCCTCCTTAACAGGGTCAATCCACGGCATCACTGGTCCGGAATACACCGCGGTATACAGTGAAGAACGGTCAAGATCGCGGGGTAGCCTGATAACACCGGATGCCACAGCCTGTTTCAGCCAGGCACGATACATCGGGCGGGTGACGGCACCAATAAACCAGTCCTGCAGGATCAGGTAGCCATCAGTAGACTCAACCAGTTCCTGACGCTGGGCGCTGTAAGTGCCGTTATAGTTGCGTGCCGTACTGGAAAAACTCAGACGACTGCCCGCCGCCACGGCACGCAACTGACCATTACGAAAAGTTTCAAGGTTAGGATTGGGACGATCCGACTTCACCATTCCGATTTCTTCGCCGGGTTTCAGATCGTCGTAAATAATGCCTGGCTGAATGGTAAGCTCGCGTTCATTCTCCTTGCTGCCATTACCATCCGGTTCATAGCTCTGCCCGTCGCCTTTCCGGATGTACATCCCCAGAGCAGCGGCGATCCTTGCTGCAGTCAGCTCAGAATCTTCATACTCTTTCAGGGCACTGAGGCGGATCAGCACACCGGACAACAAAGACGTCCCGCGCATCTGGTGCAGACGGCGAACAAATTTAAGATGCAGCATTCGCTCTGCATCCACTTCTTTGGTTTCCATCTGCCGCCCGGATACGGGACGGCTTTTATACACCAGATATTTTTCGGGACGCCCCCAGTCATCAACAAACACGCCCTGATTCAGCCTGTTGCTCTCATCACTGGTCATGGGAATAAAGTCCGGCTCGAGCGCCTCCAGCCAGAAATGAACACCGGCAGAAGGCGTCAGGCTGTTTATGCGCCCGGAAACCATCTGGGCAAACACCTCACCATCGCGCAGCCAGGTACGCAGCATCAGACGTTCCAGCATCGGACGGGTAAACTGCCCGGTGACTTCCGGACTGACAGACCATTCACTCCATCGGGTGCGTATCTCCGCTGCCAGATCACGGGCAATGGCCCCATTGCGTAATACCGGATGTGGCTCGACAATAATCCCGTTTTTCCCCACCACCCGTTCTTCCAGCTTGTCAAATACACCAATAACCAGATCGTGGTTGTTATCAAGGTAACGGGCCTGCTCACGTAACGACACGGCCCCGTACTGGCTTAACTGGTCGGCAGTTCGGTTTTCCCGCCGGGCTTTGTGTGTCCGCGTCGTTTTTACGGCCTCATAAGCCTGGATCACCGCACGGGAACGCAGCCTTGCCGCTTTCCATCCTGGTGAAAAAACGCCAATCACATCATCAAGAATTGCCATCAGAACCTCGCCAGCCGGTACCCGGGATGCCCCCGTCGTCGTGTAATCAGAGCCGCAAGGCGGCGCTCCCACTCCTGCCGTCCCTGCCGGATCTCAGATAAGTTTTCCATGGTCATCTGCTGACCATTAAAGGTGACGGATTTTCCGTCCAGCACCGCCATTTCAGCTTCCGTATAACGCTGAATCATGGCTTCGATATCATTCTGGTTCATAACCATCCTCCGGAAGTCAGCCAGGGGTTAACATCGTCAGTTACTGTTTTCTTCCGTTTTTGTTTTTTAACAGGCGTGGATACCGGTTCCGGTGAGGGTGACGGTTCGGTACTGTCCGGGACACACTCCAGCCAGGTTTCCCGGCTCGCCCACTCCGGTGCATCCGGCCAGCGGATCTTTTCGTATCCATGCAGAATGACCAGAGCCTCGGCATACACCATCAGGTCAAAAGCTTCGTTGGCACCGCGACCCGGCTTACTCCATTTCCCGTCACTACTCCGCTCTTCATACGTCAGTTCGTCGTAAAACCAGCTCCCCAGCCAGTCAGGGAAATGCACATAGCCGGGACCTGGCGAGTCACGCCATAACGCGTTATTCACCCGGTCTTTCAGGGCATCCGTCTGAAGAAGCCAGAGCGGCACATCACCTGCGGCCTGCGCCCGTCGGCCCGTTCGTCCGGTGTTATCAGGGAATGTACGGGTGATCAGTTTTGCGCGCCGGATGCTGTCGCCCTTAAACAGGTAAATACGTTTACCAAGGCCATCACGACGGCAACGACGCCAGAATTTATAGGCATTATCAGTGACCCCGTCTTCACCGCCGGAGTCCACCGCCATTGCCATCAGTCGCATTTGTTGAGAAGGATCGGAGGCCAGCGGCCAGCTTTTATGAAAAACATCCGTCAGCAGGACATCCCAGTCTTCCGGATAGCTGGCCGGATCAATTCGCTGGCTCTCCCCGTCGCTGTCACCGCGCAATGACTGCGTGATGTTGTAACGATCAATAATCCAGCGTTCGCCACGGCTGCCATAGCCCGTTACCTGAACCACAAAACGGCGATGACGTCCCGCCTGCACATCAACTGTCGCCACCAGGAAATTAACGCCATCCGGCACACTGCGGGAAGGAACTGGCTCTGCCCGCTGCTCAAGCAGTTCACTTTTTCGTTGCTCCATGCTGGCACGGGGAAGATAAGGTAATCCCCAGTCGGTATTGATAACCGTCTTGAGTGTTTCTTCACTTCCGGTTGTCTCGTATTCCTGTTCTGCAGTAAGCAGTTTGTAAACGAGTTGCGAGAGTGTCTGGTAAGCAGCTGCCGGACCCTCCATCCAGGAAGAAGTAAATAAAAGGTAACTAAATGATTATAAGGTACTATTGAGTTATGCCCCCTACAACATAGTCCCAGATTTAGTACCTGCTTAAGCGATAAAAAAGCCAAAAAGGAAGCAATATTAATTATTGCCGCTATGCATGATCACAATGACAAATCAGAGGCGGAATTCCGCTCTCGGAACTCACATATGAGAAACGATATTTCTTCCACCGATACCCTTTATTTGGGTATCGCGAGTAAGCCCCAAAATCTGGGTGTTACTCTTACTACCCAAACTACGGGTAGTTTCCGTAGTTTCATAGTCGAGTTGCAGATCTGCAACTCGCCACCAGTTGCTAAGTGCATTTTTGCACTTTCGATAATATCAACCAGTTACCGCCGTAAGTGCTCCGGCTTCCTCCACTGGTAAGTATTTTTCGCGCTCTCCCTCCGTTGTTGAGAACGGCGACGGTATGCCAGCAACTCAAGAACTCTGGTTCGTATGTTGCGCATATCAACGCCGTTAAGCTCAATACCGTCACGGCGCATCACCTCAGCCACCACACGCGCGTAATTTTCAGCGGTGACTGTATCCGGCTGCGCGGCCTGTTCGTCAGCCAACTGGCTGATTCCACCAGCACAGCGGATTAATCGCAGTATTTCAGATTCGGTCATTATCATGCCTGTTTTGCGACCTCATTCACTACGTCATTTTTTACCATCCGGCTGATAATCTGATTACGCAAATCGTCAATAATTGACTGCACTCTGTTTACTGCCATCGGTTTAAGCCCGGCATCACGTGCCAGAATATTGGGGAGTTTTGCCAGTTCCTCGCTTACGATTTCCCCCCATATAGCCATCTCTTTTCGCACATCATCGGCGGGTATGAGTTGCGCCGTTTCCTGTTCGAACTTGAGGCGCTCACGTTCGGACTGATACCAGGCCTTACGGTCATGTGGCTCCATTTCTTCCAGTGATGCCGGAACGGGAAGATCAAGAAAACAGGTCAGAATGTCAGTCACCCGATAGAGTTTTAGCTTGTCATGCCCTCCGGCTGGCTGGATGTTTTTCAGCCTTGCCGCCGCAGTCTGACGACATATTCCCGCTATCGCCGCCAGTTGATTAATGTTCAGCATCAGATTTTTCAGTTCTCGATCCATACCCGCTCCAGAATGTTTTAAACATGCATCTTGCGAACAACTTTCAGAAGAGGTCAAAAAATGCGCTATATGTTGAGCATAAAACAAGCAAAATTAACATACCAAAAATAAAAACACTTAAAATTCAATATCATAGAAAGATGATGATGACGAATGAAAATGCAAAAACTAGCCTTTTTCCGCGCCGCTCCCGCCCCGTGGCAGACCACCCCACCGGGAGGACCCGTAAAAAAAGGCGGCTATCGCCGCCCTTGTTGTCATGCTCCACTCGATTTCAGTAATCCGCGATAGTCGAGGGCCGCGACACCTGCATCTATGCGCACCTTCCAGGCGACGCCATCAACAGTAAAGCCCTCCTGCTCCTCAAGATATGGCGTATCAATACCATCAAGATAAGCGACCTCTATCGTGTCCATACCCTTCGCCGCTGCCACATACCACTCCTTGTTATTGGCTTTATCAAGACGTGGCTCAACGATTACCTCCGCCATATCTTTCACCACGTTAATGATGCCGGGGTTCTGATTGATAGTGCCCACGCCATCAACCGGAAAGAGTGATGACGATGACAGAATGGCGCGATGTGCGGCAGACTCCAGCGCGGCGGGGACCAGGACAAATGCGGGGGTAATATTCAGCGAATCGCCGTTAGCGTCTTCCTGGAGGCGCATCAGCTTACGGGCTTCGTTAAGCCCCTCCATGTCCATATCCTTCGCAATAAGATTTTTATGATCGGCATGGAATAACGCTTTACCATCCGTAAACTTGCCGTTGCTGGTTAACAGGAGATAAACCAGATTGCCAACTGTTCTGGCAGCTGCGCGTCCCATCGCCATGGGGATTGTAGTTAACTGGGTCAGGTCATCGTTGATAATGGCCTGACGGGTAACGGAAAAAATATTCCCGTACGTGGCCAGCGCAATAGGTACACCTTTATCGCTAGTGGTGATGTATTTATATTCCGCGCCTTCCGGTACTTTATCCAGCTTTGAAAAACCATTCAGACCAACGCGCTTTGCTTCATGAAAGTTTGAAAGCGAACCGGTACGCGTCCATTTCTGGAACGTTTCGCCGCTGTCCTGCCAGCCTTTCAGTACTGATTTTTCAGCGCCACCAGCCAGAATATGAGAAAAATCGCTGCTGCTGTGTGTAAAAGCCGCATTAACAACCTGCGAGCGATTAATAAAACCGCTCACAGTGATACCACGATCAACCAGTGATGCCTGGGCCATTTCAAAAAGGCTCATCATCGCGTAAGGGTTGCCTCGTTCAGGGCGTTCATACCCAAGACGGGAATAAAGCCCCTGACGAATTGCATCACCTGTTATGTTTCCGTTTCCGGCATAGATATGAGGCGGGGTATTTTTATTGGATGGCGTGGACTCGCGCCCCAGCTCGTTCAACAGCTTTTCACGGGCCATTTCCGGTGTACATGATGCATCTTCCAGACACGCCATTTTGATCCCGTCGTAACGACTGCCGAACAAGCTAAACACTTCACTTATTCCATTGATGCGCTTCTGTTCATTACCAGCAATATTTGCCGCTCCCTGTGGCGGTGTAATCATTCCTTTAATGGTTTCCGGCATATGTAAAAAATCTCCTGTGCGTTTCGATTCAATTCGCGCCATTGCTCTGACGGATGGCAACAATTCATCAGCAAAACCGTGCTTAAGGCATTCTTTCCCATCCATCCAGGTTTCATCCTCCAGCATGGCGGTAATTTCCTGTGCTGATTTGCCCGTTTTTCTGGCATAAGCAGGGACTAACACGGTTTCCACCTTATCCAGCAAATCAGCATAATCACGCATATCACCAGCATTTCCGCCAGAGATACCCCACGGCTTATGTATCATCATCATGGCGTTTTCCGGCATCACAACACGATCGCCAGCCATTGCGACAACCGAAGCCATTGAAGCCGCAACACCATCGATATAAACCGTAATTTCTGCCGGATGATTCCGTAACAGGTTATAGATGGCGATGCCTTCAAACACGTCACCACCTGGCGAATGGATCCGCAGGTCGATATGTGAGACATCGCCCAGGGCTTTCAGGTCTTCCGCAAACTGCTTCGCGGTAATACCGAAGCCGCCAATTTCTTCATAGATGGATATTTCTGCCGCTCCGCGAACACCCAGCGCCTTAATGGTGTACCAGTGATTCATTGCTCCCCCCCAGATGCAAAACCATTCTTATCAAGCCACGCGTTAACCGCGTGTCTGACAATCTGCGCCGCACCTGGTAATGGTTGGTCAGGATGATGATTTATGTGGTCGATCCTGTACTGCTTAAGGCGCATAACGGTCTGCGCATCCAGATGAACGGAACCACCTTTTACCTCGCCTGTGTTCAGGTCGTTAATACAATTCACAGTAACTTCCTCTTACTGACTAAACTGCGCGCATTATTGATCGATAAAAGTGGTAGATAAACATATTTCTATCATAAAAATAGATTAATCAGATTCAGACACAAAAAAGCCGGAGAGAATCCGGCATAAATATCCCGCCATCTGAACACGTTTTGCACAGGCAACTCCATCTGGCAGGTGAAAAACAAATTTATTTATATATTTCAATTAATTGCAAACTGGTCTAATGACAGGGAGAAAAAAATATTGTACAGGTGAAAACAGAAATAACTTTTAATTATCAATAAATTACTACACATGCTGCCGCCGCCATGAAAATGCAAAAACCAGCCTTTTTCCGCGACGCTCCCGCCCCGTGGCAGGTCACTACACCGGGAGGACCCATAAAAAAGCCGGATTGCTCCGGCTTCTGTTACTCGTTGCTTAAAACGGTATGTTATCCCCGTACGGATCATCATTTCCCGCCTGTTGTTTTGCTCTGCTCAGTGCATCAGTAGCCTGCCCCTGTTGGCCTTTTTTGCCGCCCGGTCGCGCCGTTCTCGCACTGATTACGCTGTCTGCGATAACCTGCCAGCCCTGCCGCGTCTCCCCGTTCTGTCCGGTCCACTGGCTCACCTGCATGTTACCCGCCACGCTCAGGAGTTCACCCTTGCGGTGCTTTGCCAGTGCTTCGGCCTGTCTGCCAAACGCCAGGACGGATAACCACATCGTCGCCGTTCCGTCATCTGCCTGGCTGCACGGAAGTGGGACCGCCATACTCGCCATCGTCATTTGTGTACCCTTGCTGGTGGTCTTTAACTGCGGGTCAGCCACCAGCCGCCCGTAAGCCGCTATCTGTGCTGTCATGCTGTCTGCTCTCCGGTTTTAACGTTGATGGTTGTCACCTGTTCCGCTTCGGCAATCTCCCGTTCTGTCAGCGTGGCAAAGTTTGCAGCTGCCGTTGTCATGAATGAGCTAATCAGTTCGGGATGTGCTTTCGCATATCCTTCCCCGGCGTTGCGGTCGATGATTTTTATCGACACCCTTAACCAGTGTTCCGTCAAATCAAGGGCGTGCGATTGTGATTTTTTTGTGTGCTTCGCTGTCATAGGCTTTATCTCACAGCAGTAAATTAAAATTTTTGCGTTTTAACCCTTCACCTGTTCACCTTTTGATATTTTATCTTTTAATTCATAATGTTAAGGGGTGAACAGTTTCACAAAAACTATTCACCAACTGTTCACCACTGTTCACCCTTGAAGCTCAATAAACAATCAAAAAGGTGAACAGTGAATAGTTTGGTGAACAGTTCATAAATAACTGTTCACCCTATAACATACTGATACAAAAGATATTTATGACAGGGTGAACAGTGGTGAACAGTTATTCCATAAGTTTAATTTTTGCTATCGTCATTAGTGACCGATACACATGATGGCATCCAGTCTTCTGATTCCTCCGTCAGTGTCACGTTTGAACGCAAACCGTGCTTCGTTTTCCGTTTCATATACTCCCTGCCATATTCCGCCATTGCCCCCGGCATATCTTTACCGAAGCGCGTCAGTGTTACAGGTTTACCAAACCCATGTGCCCTCATATAAGCCAGATAGGCATGATAGAGATACCTGCGCGGGCTGAATGGCACAATTTCAGCATTACCCACTAACAGGCCATCACACATTACCGACGCCATGAGATAGCCGCAGAAGTCCACCAGCGAATCACCTTCACGCTTTATCGCGAGTGCTTCTTCTGATTTCTGCTGCTCATATAAAAGGCGTCTGGCTTCGTCCTGGTCAGCAAACCGTGTAAGCAGATGACGAATCACTACCGCCAGCTCACCTTCTATTTTTTCCGCCAGCATTGAATCGCGTTCGTTCTCCGGTACAACTTCCGAAAAATTGAATATCACCCGACGGCGCGAGATCCCCCCACTGCGGTCACTGAATGACATAGCGTTATTGTTAACCGCCAGCACTACTGCCGGGATACGCGTTGAATATGGGGCTTTATGTTTTGGGTCGATTGCCACCTTGTCACCGCCTGTAATAGCCTTAATTCCCGCCCCATCACCAGCGTAGCGGGTCATATCCGGCATGATAATCAGCGAAAAGCCAACCACTAACGCGCGTTCCCTTGCATCTTCCAGCGCCTTCATGCTCGCTGATACTGTATTAGCCTTACCCGCCAGCATGGTGCAAATCTCCGCCATCACGCTTTTACCACTTCCCCCTGGACCTGTTACCTCAATGAATAACTGCCAGTCGTACCGGTTCGCCAGCACCATGAATAATGCAGCCAGTACGCGATCCGCCTTGCGGTCATTCTCAGCCACCGAACGGCGTAACCACTTCCAGAAATTCGGCGCATGTGTTGCCAGCGTTTCCCCCTCTGCTGGTGGGCTGAAAGGTAATTCACTGGCAATTAACAACCAGTCGTTTTTGTTATGCTGCCGAAAATTACCTGTTCTGGTATCAAATACCCCGTTACTGAATCCAATCAGGTTACGGGCTGTATTCCCCATTACAGGCAAACTTAACTTCATGGTATCGACCGCCGATTTAATGGCGTTCTGCGAATAGCTGATCTCCGCATCAATGAAAATCTGCGCCATAGCTCGCTGTAATTCTTTATCCTGTACTGGCTCCCATACAACGCCGTTGTAATGGTGAACAGTGTCAGAGTCGGCATGAATCGCCAGTTCACCGCCATAATGTGCCAGGAGAACTTCGCCGCGTTGACTTGCTCCCATCTGGTTAAGCGCCAGTGATGAAGCGTTATCGTCTTTTACCCGCTCTTTTTTCTTTACAGGCAGTTCAACTACCTTTTTCTTTTCCGTCAGCTCTCCCCGCTCACGTTCCAGATATTCGCGCCAGTTCTCCCGTTTCTGGCTGTGCATTCCTTCAGGGTAATAATCAGCATCCCTGACACCTGCCGCTGCCAGTTTCTGCCCGATGGTATTAACAAGCCCCGGACGCAATAACCCCGCCTGGTAGAGACGCACGCGATAGCGTCCGTCCGGTACGATTTGCAGGTTGTCCAGTTCGGCAAGTTGTTGCTCTCCAAGCCAGACAGGTGGCACGTTATCGCCAGCCAGTCGCCCGTCCTGTTCCTGCCACTGCTTCGCATGTGCCCACGCATCACTACCCGCAAAAATGATGACTTCCGTCATTTTGTCACGCGGCTGGTGTTTTAAATTTGGCGCTTTTTTCATTTCTGCTCTCTCCACGCGGCAATCATGTTTTTCAGTTCCTGTAGTTTTTTATCCACATCCACACGTGACACATGGTTATTTCTGGAAGTCGGGATTTCCCGCCGGAATCTGCAAATAAAGATCTCCACGTTCAGCGAACTAAGAAATGAATAGCCATCACGGATAAAATACACACGGTCAAACATCAGTTCTTTTACCGTTACTCTGTTACCGTTCTTATCCAGATAAATAGCGCCGGGGATAATTTGGGGGTGTGCATAACCGCTGGCAGTCAAGCCAGATAAATACGTTCTCATGATTATTTATCCCCGATTTGAATCAGTATTCGCTTTCTTTATAGCATTTAATGCATCTGTGGCATTTTCAATGGTGCACCGTAACGAAATATCAAAATGTCCAAGCATTGCCAGTAACAAACCGATATTACCCATATCAATGCGCATGGCCTTTTCGTCATAGTCCTCATTTTCTGACGCATGCCACATCAGGCTACCAATTGACGCAACAGCCATTGATATATTGTCAGTAGCTCCATCCGCAGCGGAATAAACCTTTTTAGCAATATCATGCTCACAGTTAAAATGCGGATTAATCAGGTACTGGTAATTTGACATATCAGGCATGGCACACCCCCTGACGAATACGGGCGGCGAATACCATCACGCAGCCAGCCGGGGATTGCTGGCGTGCTTCCTGTTCGCTGCTGGCCACGATGTGAATCACGCGCGGTTGTGCGGTGCTCAGGGCGATAAAACGCCAGATGTATTTATTCAGGTCGTGCGAGTCCCGCCCTTGCGGGTGTGTGGTATGATTTAACATAGCTACCTCGATACTGTTGCTATCGTTGGTGGTTAGACGCCCTGCATGTGTTCCAGCACTGCGGGGCGTTGCGTTATTAAATGCACACGTGTTAATGTGTACACCTATCGAATGAAAACATAACGCCATAGGTGTACACATGTCAACAATAATTAAACGCGATAAAAAACCCAAAGGGACAGGAAAGGCTCCCCCTTTCCATATGCGTATAGCTCCAGAACTGAAAGAACAGTTTGATAGCGAGGCTAATAATGATGGTGTAAGCCTTGCTAACTGGCTTAAAGAGTTAGGGCGCTCCGAACTAAAGCGGCGCGGTATCGAACCTAAGGGGTGAATTACTACTTCTATGATAGGATATATTAACAATGAAGAGATTTAGAACAATATTACTAAAAATACTCGGTGCAAAAACATCCATTGCCATATTATGTGTTTTTTGTGGAGCAAGCTTTTTGTTCGGCCAATATCTTAATGATATGAATCTATTCGCCAGCTCAGGTGCAATTATTTCAGTTTTTGGATTGTTGTATACAATCAAGTTCACAACTTTAAAAAAATTATCTAATCGCGAAGCTGAAATTAATTCACGCAGTGGCGTAACTGGCCCGCCATTGTCTGCGGAAGAATCACAAAAGATACGAGAAGAAAACTTAGCTAAAGCTCGAGTTGAGGTCAGAGAGGAAATAAAAGCTGAAGTACTCGGGGTTGGACTAACTGTTTTTGGCACCATTATATGGGCATATGGCGGATACATAAAAATTATTCCATCCCTCGTAATGTGGATAAGACATTCATTGTTGATGCAATAGGGAAAAATATAAAAATAAAACTGGCGACCACCTCGGTCGCCTTTACTTTTATCTAAAGTCCAATTGATAAAATAAAGAACTGCAGCATCTATTCCTGCAAAACTTCATGCTTTCAGGACGGCTGCTCATATGTCATTTTTTAGCAGAAGATTTTGCCTTGCTGGTGGGGAGCTTCCCGGTTAACACGATGTATCGTATAATCAGCAATGCGCGTGGTTACTGAATACGCTCACCAAAGTAAAACTCAGGCTGATATTCACGTATCAGCCTTTTTTCTTCTTCCTCCAGCTCACGCTTTTTGCGCTTACATGCCTGTAGCTCCCTCCCCTTCTCGCTGGCACTTATTTGATATTGCTCTTTACGGCGGGAAAAATCCTGTAATGCACCCCACGGGATACCATAAGCCCCCGTTTTTCTGATACCTGGTATCACATTCCTGAATACCCAGTTACTGAAACGATGGGCGAACGTGCCAGGAGTAACAGCTTTGCGACTTCTGGCGATCAGCTTGTAAAAACCAGATTCAGAAACGACGCTATGATTTGGATTTCCGCGAATACCGTAGCTTAAAGCGACGGTATTCTTCTCATCCACATCCAGAGCTTTTAGAGCATCGCGTGAGTTGCTTATTTCCAGAGCTTCACAAACATCCTTTGCAACAAACCACGGATCGCCGTTCAGATACACCACACGAACATCCACGCCATCAAAGCGCAGAACGACAAGATCACGAATATCGCAGAATTTTTTTACTGAACGAGCGTACCCCTTGCCCGTCACGGCAATATTTTTATTCATCGTTTTTTACCTCACATACAAAAAACCCCGCATTGCGTGCGGGGTATGAAAGATATTATTAGTGGGGATTGGCCTGTTCTCGTTGTTTATCTAACCATGCCTCTACATCTCTACGGTGCCAGGTATGCCGCCGCCCAATTCTGAACGGTTGAGGAAAACCATTATTTTCATCTTTCCAGAAATTGATGAATGCGCTCATTGCCCCATAGCGCAAAATTTTCATTACGTCTTTAGTAAATAAAATATCTTCATTGGTATTCATTTGCTGAACTCCTCAACCATTTACTATTCTCAAACCTTTCTTACCACCGGATCTATTAATTACCCCTTTTCTCGCCTCATCAAAAAAATCTCCTACCCATTGCATCATAATTTTGCGTTGTTCTAAATAAGTAGCTCTATTATAAATATCTCTTATTTTATCACCACTTTTATGTGCTAATGCAGCCTCAATAACATCAGGGTTAAAACCCTCCTCATTTAAAAGCGTACTCCACATCGAACGAAAACCGTGTAACGTTACAATCCCTTTGAACTTGCTGGCAGCAATTGGGGTATTGATAGTATTCTTTCCCATAGGAGCATCTTTTGTTCTGGAGGAAAAAAATATATAACGCCCTCTTTTTATTTTCTGCATTGTTCTTAGGATTCTAATAGCCTGTGATGAGAGAGGCACAACATGTTCACGATGGCATTTCATTTTATGCGCGGGGATAATCCACAAGCCAGAATCAAAATCAATCTCGGACCACTCTGCTTTAATCGCCTCACCTGGCCTGACCATTGTCAATATCTGGAATAAAAGTGCATTGTGAGCTATTTGATACTTATGAGGCACACTATCCCACCAACTCAGAAATTCAGGCAATCTTTCAACAGGTAGTGCAGCTAATGATTTATTTTTCTTTCCTGTGAATGCAGTTTTTATCTTAAGTAATGGATTCGTTTTCAATGCTCCACAATTTACAGCGTAATTCATAATTTCATTTAATCTTGATATTAATTTTTTTTGCAACGCATTCTTATCGGATACGGCATCCAGAGCATTAATAGCTACTGGCGCTGTAATTTTCTCTATGCTGTACTTACCAAAGAAAGGAACAAGATATTTGTATACTTCATATTCGATATTATACAGCGTAGGTTTCCGCAATTCCGATCCCTTTTTAAAAGCGATCCATGCATTAGCAACAGCTTCAAATGTTTGTAGATTTTTTAGTGACATCTCAATTTTACGATTTTTCTTCTCTGTCACTGGATCAACTCCACGTGCAATCATTCGCCGAAGTTCATCACGTATTTCCCGTGCTTCCGCGAGTGAGAATTCAGGAAAACGCCCTATCGTGTATGTCTGCCGTTTCTTCGTTATCGGATGGCTATAACGGAAACGCCACACTTTCCCACCAGCTTTACTCACATTCAGCAATAAACCGAACCCATCATAAACGGCATAGTCCTTTTCACGTGGTTTCATTCCCTTAACTTCAGTCACGGTTAATGGCTTTACCGGCATCTATCGCCCTCATTTTTTAGTCCGTCATGTAGTCCTTTCAAGTCGATAACAAGCGATAAACTAACTCATTATCAAGTAAAGAGAGGAAACACAAAAAATCACAACTCATTGAAAAGACTACAAAACGACACCAGAACATAAAAACAGGTAAGAAATGTACCCTACATCCAGAATGACGCAATACGTGAGCGTCGGGGATCACCATAACGACTGCCATCCGCATTGATGGATTCACCATCCCGCAACCAGACCCCACGTCCGTTCAGCTCACGTTTTTGTTCAGGCATAATCCGTCCTGAACAGGAAGGACACTGAATATAAGCCGCCTCACTTGCCAGCACGGGATCGGCAATATCACGGAAACCAGCAACCACATCGCCGCAGGGCTGAAAATACTCACCACAGTGTGGACAGGGCCAGTACCAGCGACGGCGATCGCCACGGTTATAGAGCGACAGTATCCCCGTGGTTGGTGGAGCCTCATGCGGTGAAGTCCGTCGCCATTTCACATCCTTCACATCCCTGCCGGGGGAACTCTCCACCAGCGTCATACCACTGGACATAAATGTGGTGGTACGTTTTGAGGCAAGAGAGAAGGCATCCCCCTCGCCATCAATATCTTCCGGAAAACGGTCATAATCCGTCAGCGCCACGCATTTATAATCTGATGAGGACATGATATTGACTGACGGCCAGCCGATTTTCAGGTAGTTGCCAGCAAGGAATGTTCTGTCATAAACGTTGTTGTCATTTTTGTTCGGACTCAGGCGACTGACCACTTCCGGGCTGACGCGAAACGTTCTGGCAAGTCGTTTTTTGGAGTGTTCGCGGGCTTTTTCCTCCGTCATCTGAATGATCAGCATATCCGCAGGATCGCAAATCACGTTGTAAATCACCCAGCCGTCAATCAGGCCGATAGTCTTGCCAGTTCGTGCCGGGCCAACAAATATCACTGCGTCGTATTCACGCGAGGCCAGGCAGTTCATCGGCTCAATAACATACGGTGCCACCAGCGGATCCCACGGGACTGAGTTCCCGGCCCCCATGGGCACCCGCATATACTGAGCAACGGCATCAGCAACCCGCATTCGTCTCGGTGCGCGAAGGATATAACCTGAATCGGTTCGTGCTGCCTTTGCGGTTTCCTGATTCAGCATTACTCCTCCTGCTGTAATTCCTCCTCATCATCCGCACCTGCTTCAGTCACCCGCAGGGCTATCTGATCGCGCAGATCATCAATAATGGACAGAACACGGCTCACAGCGGCAGGCTGCAGACCGCAGTCACGTTCCAGAATATCCGGTAATGTCTCCAGCACCTGCACGACCGCTTTTGCCCAGATGGCAAACTCCCGTCTGACATCACTGGCCGGAATGAGTTGTGCCGTTTCCTGTTCGAACTTAAGACGCTCACGTTCAGACTGATACCAGGCTTTGCGCTCATGCGCGTCCATTTCGCCTTCTGCAACCGGCGGTGGCAATGCCAGAAATGCCGACACAATATCAACCACCCGATAAAGCTTGAGGTTGCTTTCATGCCCCCCTGCAACGGGTAGATTTTGCAGCCTTGCCGCAGCAGTCTGGCGATGTACACCTGACAGTGCCGCCAGTTGACTGATATTCAGCGTCAGATTTTTTAACTCTCGATCCATACCCGCTCCAGAATGTTTTAAACATGCATCTTGCGAACAACTTTAGGCAAACGGTGTTAGTGATGAACAAAAAACAATCAAAATCGACACCGCAAAAATAAAACTACTGCAATATCAATCAATTACAGCAGTGGTGATGACGAATGAAATTTCAAAAACTAGCCTTTTTCCGCGACGCTCCCGCCCCGTGGCAGGCCACCCCACCAGGAGGACCCGTCAGCCTGACAGCCATGACGAACGTCTGATACAGCGCCCTGCATGAATGGCATCGGGATAATCCAGAAAGGAATAGCATCGTACCTACAAGAATCTGTGTGAGCGTCCTGTTTCTTCCACCCCCGCACAGGACTGGCGAGCATGAGGGACAAACCCACGAATCATAAACGCGGTAAAAACCCGGTGTGCATCGTTTTTGATTATTCCCGCACACTCACGCAGAAGGAATTCCCCGTCGGGCTACGATCATGGTTAATGCGGGAATACGGCGACGATACAGCGCATGATGTGTCAGGCTTGAATACCTTTATCCGTTAAAAGGGATATCAGTTAAGTTATCCCGTGCAGGGTATAAGCCATTATCAAGCCCACCCGTAGATAGGCTTTGTAATGACATCTTCAATTAATCAGCAGTTCAGGCTGTGTCACCTGCAAAATGTATTCATGCTCGACAGCCAGGACACGCTTCTCTTTCTTCCGTTCGTTCATTAACCGACTGCCGATCGTACCTTTCAGCTTTGAGCGTGTTTCTTTGATGGCGTAGCGGTGCTGCATTTCTTCGCCAATTGCCATGCGGCGGCTCAGTTGCTCTGCCATCCAGTTGAATGCTGCGATATAGCTCTCCTTGATTGCCGCAGCAGCTTTCCCGGTGAACCCCATCACAACCATGATCCAGCCATCTTTCGTCAGGCTGTACATCGGGCGAACCTTGCCCTGCTCATCGATATAATCAGCCGACGCAAAATTGCGTTGGCTAAACTCACGCGAGCAATCAGCCTTAACCTGCTCGATTTTCCTGAGAACATCACCGTGTCGCTTGCCGAAGTACTTGGCAATTTTTCTGGATGTGGTAACGACCTCTCCGTTTTTGGCTTGCACCATTTCTCGGAAGTCGAAGGCTGGAATAACTGAATGATTATTCATAGCGTCTTTACCTTTTAGAAAGTGAGCCTGTCTCACAGAAAAGCCGCCCGAGAGAGGTCGCCACCTATAACGGCATTTCTCAGGCTCGCTTACTGAAAGGCTCTCGTTAATATGCGCGTGAGATGCGCGTTTACTGCGGACATAAAAAAGCCCCGCATCGCGAGGCTCATTAAATTGACTTTGTGATTTGCAAAAAAATTATTTCAGGCATTGCGTCCTGATGTACTCCTGAAGCGTTCTCAGTGCTGTTTGGTCACGGATAATTCCGTCCCGGATACCGAGAACGTTTCGTCCAGCAACTGAAGAGAGTTCGACGGTGGCATCATTGCCCATGCCGGAGGAGCTGGAGGTTTTGGCTGAGGCTGGCACAGGGCATTTTCCTTTGACGAGCACCCGACCACCATTATCAAGCTTACGCCGAAGAGCATCATTTTCAGCTTTCGCATTGGCTAACTCCTTCGTGTATTTAGCATCGAGTACATCAGCAGCACGCTGGCGTTGCTGCATGTCAGTAATGGTGGCGGTCGCCTGCTTCAGCTCACTGACTTTTTTATCACGCTGCTCTTTGTAGGCGATGGCGTTATCACGGTAATGATTAACAGCCCATGACAGGCAGAGGATGATGCAAATAACCAGAGCGGAGATAATCGCGGTTACCCTGCTCATTGCTGCCCCCACAAACAGACTTCACGCTCAATATCACGACGGGTCATCAGCCCTTTCCATTGCTTACCGCCAGCGTATGTCCAGCGACGTAGCTGGTCACATGCGCCTTTGATATCACCCTGGTTTATTTTGCGAAGAAGCGTCGATGTTCTGAAATTACCAGCGCCCACGTTGTAAACGAACGAGTAAAGAGCGCCGCGCGTTGTTTCCGGTATATCGACTTTGATGTACGGGTTAATTTGTCTGGCGACCATGGCAAGGTCTTTATTCAGGAGGGCTTTGCATTCTGCTTCGGTATACGTTTTACCGGGCATGATGTCTTTTCCGGTGTGTCCGTGACATACAGTCCATACGCCAACGATATCTTCGTATGGTATGTAGCTGACACCTTCCAGGCCATCGTCACCACTCGGACCAGTGATGAGCACAGACGCTATGGCAACAGCCCCACCACCAATAGCAGCAGCAACAGCCTTGCGTAATGATGGCGACATTATTCACCTCTCGCAGCCTTACGCTTATCTTCTTTAATCTTGAAATAAAGGTTTGTCAGATACGTCAGCAGGCCAAACAGCAGACTTCCCAGCACACCTATTGCCACCCACTGGGACGGAGAGACTTTGTCCAGCAGCTGCAGTAACCAGTATCCCGTCCCCACCGCTGACGTGGTGTATGACACACCTGTTGTTATTTTTTCCATCTGGTACATACCCCGTCTCCCGTTATCCGGAAGCTGACAACAATAAAAAGCCACCAGTTAATTCCTGATGGCCCTGATGCATAAACGTCATAATACCTGACTGTTATGATTGACAATAATGATAATGTTTATATAGAAAGGTTCCCGATGTGTGTTACATATCATTTCTCCACGGGGAATATCCCCACGCCAGCGCAGACTCTTTTACCCGTTCTCTTCTGCGCTGGCTCTTTTTTATTATGCTGCTGCATTTACCTCTGGCACCATGCTTTCTATCTCAACACAATACGTGGTACTTCTTGTAACCAATATCATAACGATTAATCGACATAGAATTTCTCCCGTGTACAGGAACAGAGTTAAAAAGCCGGAACCGGAATCAAATCACAGGATGACCATCTGCCAGTGGCAGGTCATAAAAAAAAGGCCGCGCCATGCGCAGCCAGAACTCACAAGGAAAATGATAGAAGGAAATAACATTAGTGATGTACGCATGGCGCCTCCCGCTAAGTTCTGCAATGATCAAACAGAATTCGCTACGTGCCCTTAAAACTCGATCATTTAGCCCCTCCAAGGAGGATTCACCATGCGGTTGATTTTTTAATAAACAGTAAACAAAAAAGTCAAGGATTATTCATTCTGTTTTTTCATCATCGGCCACAGCAATACCACAATGCCGCAGACCAGAGCGCCATCAGTCAGTACCAACATTATCCTGCTGGTGAAATCCATCATCACCATCACTAAAAGCAGGATCACAACAGCAAGCAGACACAGTTTATAAAACAATGTTCAGAAAACGCATTCAGCATGCCTAAGGTTCTATTCCTACGAATAGCCAACTTGCAACTTAAAATATTATTTATGCAGCCAATTAAATTCTGGTCCTTACAATATCAACCTGAAGATTCTTATCTTGTGCTGATTGATAAATGACAAACCTTTTACTACCTGCATTGAAAGAAGTAGACAAAACCAGACAATTATCATAACGAGCAAGAACATAATACCAACCATCATTATAATTAATCATTTCATATTCTTT